TTTTGCTCGAAAGCCCAATACTTTTATCATGTGTCTAATCTCCTACTTTTTTATTTGTCGATATCCATATTTCAGCCTTAATTTGTCCAGACTAAGCACACACCCTTTCAAAGTGTCCGCATCATCCAGTTCCTTTAAGGCATTCAAATAATCACGTACTTTAACCGACGTTTCGGGATAGGCCGGGAAGGTCACCGGGGAAACATCCCAAAGTTGCACTTCCCGTAGAGTCCTGATGCTTTCCTTATTTTTGATGTGTTCCCATTCATCCTTCTTCACTACGAAGCCAAAACTCATCTGGGAAACATCACCCCGTCTTATCGATTCTTGTAAATCCCTTGCCCATTGAGTATCCGGAGGGTCTATTTCGATGCGAAGCCCCTCGCCGTCTTCCTTGAGAACCAGAGTCTTGGCTTTATTCCTTCCGAGGACATAATTGGCGTCATGGTTGAATAGAGCCCTGATATCATCCTTTTTAAGTGAATTAGCAAAAGCTCCAGCCGCAATCTTTTCTCTGAAACCAAATATCGGCTCCGAGAGTTTTTCAAACATAGCCGCATAACCGGTAAGTTTTGGCTTCTTATCATCGCTTACCCGGAATTCAGTCAAATCAATATTTCTTCTTTCAATTTCTGGAATCATAGAATCACCTTCCTTATCTTCCCAGAGTGAATTGCATATTGCATAACGCTGTTTGTTGTCGGGGTATTCGGAGTTCATAACATCTTCCCCCATACAACGGTCTAACCAGTCTTTTTTGACTTCTTTTTTATGGGGTTTCGGCAATGGCATCTTTTACCTCTTCTTTATGACCATTTCCATCGATTAACGGGAGCAATTGTTTGGTCATAAACTCAGGAAAATCTCGGTAATAATCTTCAGCCCACTCAGGAAAATTATCCGGGTCTTTTTTGTAAGCTCTGAGGATGTTGGTTTTATCTCTTTCGGTGATTTTTCTTACCGTATTGCCTAAGTTGCTATTCACCGGTTGCTTCCCCACCATTTCCATCGGGAGCATATTGCCCTGGATGTAATATTTATCTCCGCCTGGGTCTGCGATGGGATTCATATTTTCTTTTTCTCGTATATCGTTAGGACTCAAGGCTCCCAAGTAGAATAATTCCTTGTAAAATGTTGCTCTAGCCAGTGAATCACCCCTCAAAAGAGCATCTACCAGAAATTCACAGAAACGAATCCCTCTTTCTTCTGTTACTAAGAGTTTTCGATTACAGGTTTGCTCCCATCGGATAAGCCAGGGATTCATCGTATATTTGACATATTCAATGCCCTGATGTTCGATGTTGGAGAAAGTAGCTCGGTCTAGGTCAGCCAGCATATGGGGGGGGATATGTAAGAGTCGGGCTATTTCATTCAGTTGGAATTTCCTGCTCTCCAGAAATTGAGCATTCTCCGGGGGTATACCCGTCTGCTTATAGGTCATCCCCTCTTCGAGAATTGCTATCCGGTGTTGATTGGATAGACCCTGGTGCATCTCCGCCCAGGATTTACGAATATTCTCTAGAGCAGGTTGACCGAGTTTATTCGGATGCTCTAGAACACCGCCTGGTGCCGCACCATTACCAAAGAAGCGGGCTCCATATTCCTCCATCGCCATTGCCATACCGATTGCTTCCCTAGCCAGATAAATGGAGTCATAGCCGATTATGCCGTCATAACCAAACCCTGGTAAATGCCATACACGCCATGAGGGAAGAGTAATTGTCACACCGTCCGGTAACGTGTAGGCATATATCAATTCTCTGGTTATGTTGTCCCTGCCGACTTTCATTTTATCCGGTCTAAGCGGCCACAAGGCAACCGGTGCGCCGTTAGCCATATCCCATTCAATTTCAGCAAAGGCGTTTCCCCACGTTATGGCGTGGCCCTGAAGGGTTTCCTTAAAGGATATAGCATCCATTTCGGGGTTAGGCCGGTCATGCAGGATATAATATAATCTTCGATTTGTGGCTCTTTCTTTACCTCTGGGTTTTAGACGCTGATATAAAATTAAGGGGAGCTGGCCCACTGTCTCAGAAATTAACCGGACGCCGGCGAAGTACGCAACACAGTTCATTGCCGTGTTTTGAGTGACATTGACTCCGGTGGCAGTTGGACGCCCGGCAATTAACAAATCCATAGCTTTATCCAGGTCGGTTAGAGAATATCGTTTCTCGAACAATTTTCCGATAAGCGGTATTTTCATAGACTTTTAAGCCCCTCGGTTTCATATATGCTCGCCGAAACCTCGTTATGCTTGATAGCTCTATCCAGAGCCATAATCAGAGCTACCATACCATCAATCTTCTGAGTTGCTTTGGCTTTGTCGGGTTTGAGGTTCCCCGCCGGGTCCTGCGCCACTACTAGGTTATCGGCATTCCATCTGAGGACCGGATGACCTCCATGCCTTATTTTCTGCTGGAGAACTAAGGTCATTAATTCTTTGGTCGGCGGGCTCATTGAGACAAAGCCCTGCCCAAAGGGAACTACAATCGGAGCGGTGTTGAGCTGTCCGGCTTTTTTAACGGCTTCCGGGTCTACCAGAAACCCATCCTCTTCAAGATTCTGGATTAATTGCGCCGCCCCATACCGGTCAAAAGCTAGTTCTTTGAAATTGTACATACCCCGGAGATTCTTAATCGTTTGTCTGATAAAGCCATAATCAATGACATTCCCCGGTGTCAGGTGAATCAATCCTTGCCTTGCCCACGCTAAGTAAGGGACTCTATCCCTCTTTTCGGCTTCAGCCGCCGTATCTTCAGGTATCCAGAAGTCTACCAGGATGTCATAAACCCCCTCTTCCCGTGGGAATATCAAGGTTAGAGCGGTTAAATCTATGGATGAGGAAAGGTCAAGGCCGGCATAACACGGCCTACCTTTCAATTCCTCGATATTTACTGGTTGATTGCAGGCGTCCCACTTATCCATCGGGAGCCAGCGTTCTACCGAATTAACCCATTGATTTAAATAAAGGCGTCTAAAGGTCATCTCCAGAGCTGGTATTTCCTGCGCTCTTTTACATAGAGTCCTCATTTCATCAAGACTCCTGAAAGCACCTAGAGCTGGATTACACTTTTCCCAGACATCCTCATCCGTCCAATCTTCCTTTTCATCGGCGGCATAAATCACTGGAAGAAATGTGGGGTCATTTATAATTCCATCTCTAACTTTACAGGCATAATTGTGAATCTCCCAACCAATAGAATTTCGGTCATAACCTGCTGTAGTCATTACGAAGATTAAAGGTTGTCGTCGCGAGCCTTGAGAAGTGGTGAGGACATCCCATAATTCACGGTTTGGCTGAGTATGGAGTTCATCAAATAAAATTCCATGAGCATTGATACCGTGTTTTGAATAAGCCTCAGCACTCAAAACTTGATAATAACTATTTGTACTATGTACGCTAATCCGTTTTTGACTGTCGATGACCTTTGAACGCTTAGCAAGAGCCGGGGCTTGTCTCACCATCGGAGAAGCAGCACTATAAATCAAGCCCGCCTGCATCCGGTCACCTGCTGCTGAATAAACCTGTGCGCCTGGTTCATTATCAACAAAGAGCAAATAAAGCCCTACACCTGCACCGAGTTCTGTCTTACCGTTTTTTCGAGGTACTTCGATGTAACAAGTCCGATATTGCCGTGTCCCATCACAATTCAGAGTCCCGAAAAGAGGGCGTATAATCTGATTTTCCTGCCACGGCATCAATTCAAAGGCCTTGCCGGCGTATTCTCCCGTTGAGTGTTTAAGTTGCTTAAAAAAAAGAACTGCCCTATCAGCAGTTGCCTTATCTATTTTCGTTTTTGTTTTTGTAAGCATCAGTTTTGACACGTATCCAACATTTTATCAAGTGGGTCCTGGTCAGGGACCTTCCCCGGAACTGACATTCTCGCTCTTGAACTAGGCGTTAATCCGAATTCCACACAAAAAGCCTTAACCTGAGCTAAGGCATCCCTCGCAATATCGACTTCCGGTTTTTTTACTCGTTTCATTTTGTATTCTTTGTTTATAAATTCATAAGTAAAGCCTTTTTGAATCTCTTTAGCGGCTTTTACCCAGCGTGAATATGCTTCACAATAACCGGCGAGAGCTACCCTATCTACAATCGTCAATAAACCAAGCCGCTCCAATTCTGGTACAATGCGTTTCCATTCCGCTTTTGCCTGATAGGATAGCCA